ACCGATGATGCCCTGGGTGAAGTCGCCAGCGATAGCCTTGCGAGCGGCCGTGTTCCAGAGGCCGTCCATTGCGTAAGTTACGTCTACGCCGTGGATAGCGGTCGTGGAAACGTCATCGAGCTTGTTGCCCTGAGCGTCACGAGCGTTGCGGAGCATCGCCTTGAGCGTGGTGTCGGCTACTACGCCGTTGACACCGAAACCGTCAGCTTCAACCTTGCCGTACAGGTTGGAGAAGTCGGTTGCGAGTCCACCAGCGGCGGCAGCAGCGGTACCAAGTTCTACGACGTTAGAAACGGCCGTAGCACCAGTAACGATATCTGAGGCCCACGAAGCAGGCTTTTCAGTTCCGAAGAACACAGCCGCATCGAGCTTGAGGCCAAGGGCTTCTACGATGAGAGGCTGAATCTCAGCCCAAACGTCGTAGTCAGCGTCATCAAATACTGCGTCCGGGATCGGAACGATGACAGCGATTTCCTCAGCGTTGAGGTACTTGTTGGCCCAAGCAGCCTTGGTGGTTGACTTTAGACCGTCGTCGCCACCTGGGAAGTAGGCGATGGGTAGAACGCTAAGTACCGGTAGGCGCGTCTGGCCACGAGCCATACGGACGTTGCGGAACAGGTTCAAAGCAGCGGACTGCTGCGGAGCGTTCTTGATGATTTCAGACGCCACGTCCTCAGGGATGAGGGATGCAGCATCGTTACGAGTGATAAGGGCCATTTAGAGCTAACCTCCAATTAAGGGTTAAGTCGGTTTAGGACGGCTAGCTTCCATGGCCTGGAAGACTTACCGTTGAGTTGCTTAGCGGCCTGCGGCCTTGCGCAACCTGTCATTCATACTGGTAGGCGCAGGACCGCTCTCGCGACCCTTACCGCCGTCGAAACTCGTTCGGCCTTGAGGCTTTACAAGCTGTAGTAGTTCATCAGCGTCAGCCTCAAGCTCTTCCTTAGTGGAGCCCCTGAGGCGGTCGATGAGTTCAGCGGGAAGCTGCTTTGTGAGTGCGACACGTAGACGCAACGCTTCTGCTGCTGCGCTCTCCGCAGCGGACTTGAGCGAGTCCCGTTCGCCAGTGACCTTTTCAAGGTCGGTCTTGTTTGCCTCTTCGATCTTGGACAGCTTCTCTGCCGCCGTCTTTAGATCGCCGTAGTCGGCATACTTAGATTCAATCTTCGACTGCTCGCGTGCGAGAAAGTCGTTCACCTGATCTTGCGTAAAGACGTTCGGCTTAGCCTCAGTCGTGGCAGTCTCAGTGGTCACTTCGGTCTTAGCTTCATCAGCCATTGTGTCGCCCTCTCTTGGAGGTAGTAGGTCACCCGCGTTTAGCCTCGCGGTTAGGCTTTGTCACAGCGCTTGGCCCGCGCTGTAGGGCTGTGTTAATTCGCAGAAAGGGAATGCCCGGTGCGATTAATTTGGTGGTGCAGGAGTGGTGGGAGGCGCACCAAACGTGCCGCCTTGCGGAGCCCGAGCAGGCAGACCGGCTAGTTGCTTCCACTCTTCGATCATCTGCGGAGTAACGTTCGGCAGCATTGCCCAACATGCTTCGAGCGGGACGCCAAGAACCTGGCGAAGCTTGATGATCGGATCAGCGATCTGAGCAAGGGTGCGGGACTCAGCGTCAGCCCACATGACTTCTGCGGACATATCGGCCGTAGCCTTATCGCCCATTGCTAGGAAGGCCAGACGCATAACGTCCTCCCAACCCGTGGAAAAGCTCTTCTGCTTACCCTTGACCTTGGACGTTAGGCCCTTCTCGGCTGCGATCAACGCATCACCGGAGATATTGACCATCTGACCAAGCAAGTAGTTCGGCGGAACGCGAGAGAGGGCAGCTAGCTGCTGCAAGAACTCCTGGATAGCGTTGCTGTAAGCCTTGAGGTCAGAGGCAGCAAGCTGCTTTACGTCAGCGCCAGCGGGAAGAACCCATAGCTCAGCGAGGTCGGTAAGAACCTTCTCCATCGGGATCGGGTTACCGTTCTCGTCCTCAGCCTCTTGAAGGCCAAGAGCGATCTTCTGCGGGAAGGCGTAGAACTCAGATGCAACCAGAAGGTCACACATGAGCTTGTTGAGACCGTCGTTCAGCGGAATAATGTCGCGAAGGTCAGAAGTCCCGCCCTTCAATAGGCCAGGCTTGTTCTGCAACTCGACTACTGGGACGACGCCAAGGGGGTTAGTCGCTACCGGCTCGCGCTCGATCCACCTAACCTTGGTGGAATCAGTAACAGGCTTGTCGGATACCCACTTGTAAATCTCATCTGGGAGATAGAGAGTCGTGTAGACGTACCTATCGTCATCCACCCATCGCTTGAGGGCCGCCTCCTGAACGCGGCGGTTCTCGTGCGAGCACTCAACGATCATGTGCAACGGATGCTCAATCGTGATGATCGGCGTGCCATCCGTAGGCTCGACCAGGGCGTATACACAACCGTGCTTAGCTGCCTCTGTGTGAGCAATACCAGACTCAGTGTGAAGGTTGTTAGCCTTCCAAACAGCCCAAGCCTTATCGTTGGCTGCCTGTGAGCCGAAGCGGAAGCCGTCTACGGAAAGACGTTCGGTGGGAACGTCGATGACGAGCCCGCACCAGTTCGAGGAGAATGCCGATAGCTGATTGCCGAATGACTGGCGGTACTTGCGTGCTGCGAAAGCCAGAGGATGGTTGCCCTCGTAGTAATTCTCAGCCTTGATTACGTCCTCTTGGCGGGCGTACATCTTCGCTAAGAGCTTGTCGCGCTGCTTCTCAGGTGTGTCAACCATTTAGGGTCCTCGTAAAGTGATTAGCGGACAACGCGCATAACGCGCCGTGGCCTCTTTGCGGGACCAGTGCCGCCTTGGGCTACTGCGGCGTCATGGGCCATTGATGCTGCGCGCAATGCGTCCATCGGCTTGCTGTGGCTCTTGGGGTGATCGAACTTGAATTCACGTCCGCCGAAGGTTGGAACCTCAATGGCGTTCAATGCGTGAGCGCGGAATTCCGTATGGCCGTTGTGACCTAGAAGCTTGTTGCGCAGAGCTTCCATAAATCGGCCGTCAGCGCGACTCGTGTTGGTGTCCTTTTGCGAGAACGGAACGATGGTGATTCCACGATGCTTGCGGTGGAAGTCCTGCATCATCTGCTCTACGCCGTATGGGTCGTAAATGAACGCAGAAACGCTGTAAGAATCAGCAGCTTCAATAGCGTCAGCCCACCGATCAATATCCTCACGGTCGTTGTCCTGAGAAAGCTCGGCGACAAACTTGGTTCGGTCAAACTTAGTGAAGCCACCGATGACTTCGAGAGCGGCAGTTACCGCGCGTGAATCTAGGTCTTTGCCCTCAGCAGCAGGAGGCTCAAGGATGATTGGCGTGCCGAAGAGGCGCTTGCCGTCCGCAGTCCAGTGATGAGGAACGACCGCCGTGCAGTCGTGCTTCCAACCGAAGTCGAGTCCGACGAAGACATTTGCGCCTGAGGGAATCCTGTCCCCAGAGAGCATGCCGTCCCACTCCCACGGCTGGATAGCTGAGCCGCCACCCCTGACCCATAGACCGCAGCCCATTCGGTACCAACGAGATTTTGTCTCTGCCGTCGTCTTACGCCTGGCCAAAATTGCCAGAGTCATCCATGAGGCAGGATTTGCTTCGCTTACGAGAGATAGGTCTTCGCACTGCTCAGGGCTGTCTAGAGCCCACTCGTGCAATACCTCAGAGCCGTCAGGGGCTCGACAGACGCGGTAGGCGAGGCCATGGCGCTCAACGCCGTACTCGTAGAGGCGAGTGCGCTGAGTTCCTAGCGGGCCTTCCTCATCAGTGCCAGCATTTGAGATGACGATCATCTGGCCCTTACGGGTGTCCAGACCGTCGTTCAGCGGTCCCCATGCGTCAGCGCTGGTGAACTGCCCGTACTCGTCAATGATGACTAGCGTTGGCTCGACACCTTCAAGCGTCTGATCGTCAGAGGCCAGAACGCGGATACGTCCGGTGCCGCCAATGACACGAATTTCGTTGAAGCCGGTCTTTACATCGAAGACGCTTTGAAGCTCAGGCTGCTTGGCGATGAACTTGACGATGTGCCGGTAGACAATCTTGGCCTGATCCTTCGAGTTAGCCACGATAATTACATCGGCATCGTCTACGGTCAGCGCGTGATACATCGACACAGCAGCGACGATGGTGCTCTTGCCGTTCTTCTTTGGCTGGATGATCACCGTAATGGTGCATCCGCAGAAGTAGTCGCTTAGCGAGGCAGCCTGGAAGGGCTCTAGAAAGAGCTTTGCTTTCTGCTGAGATTGGAGAGTCCCAACGAACTCTCGGAAGAGTTCAAGGTCTTCGGATTCAGTAACAAGGTCTTCGTAATCGAATGGAGCGGGAGCAATTGCGGCCATCTAGAATTCCTTCCGGCCGTTACTCAGCCCTTCGCGCTTGGAGTTTGTCCATCAGTGACAGAACCGGTGCAGGCTTCTCTTCCTCAGGCTGCTTTTTCTCCCAAGGGCGTTCCAGCAGGAGCTTCATGGCTGAGACTGAGCCGGTGCGAGCACTGATTTCCAGCAGGCGGACTAGATCAGCCTGGGTCAGACTGCCGTTGTCCTGGGGACCAGTCCTGAGGGCATCGAAACGCTCTGCGAACTGACGCTTATCGGCCTGAGCGCCTTCCAAACGGCCAGCACGTACCCACTTGTTTACAGTGGTGCGCGAAATGCTTACTGCCTCGGCAGCTTCCTTGCCAGTACGGCCAGTCTCAATAAGGGTTAGGTACCGCTCGCGCTTCTCAGGTGTGAAATGTGGATTCATCTTTGTAAACCTCAGGAGCGGATTCAATCATCGGGCCACGCAGGGCTTACACGGCAGACTTAGAGCCAGATTTTCCACAGAGAGCGAGGGGGCGGCACGAGGGAGTGGCCCGATGGGGGTCCCTCCCCACCCCTTGCGCTTGAGTGTTTTCCACAGAGAGCGAGGGGGCGGCTGGTAATACTGTGGCCTACATATGGAGGCCTGGTCTGCCTACTGGTGTAGGTACTACTGGTAACTCAGGGGCGAATCTAAGCGACACGAGCGAGGATGGTTGCTTGTCCCAATCGCTTGGCCTGTTCAATGCGATGCCTGCCGTCATGCACTAGGTACAACCCTAGTGCTGGCAACCACTCAACATGGATAGGCAGAT